GTGTGTGTCGCTTGAATGATCTTCATTCGCGGATTACGGCCCATCATCCACGCAGGAAACAAAAAGGAAGCAAACTCACTTTTCGTGTGTCGCGGAGCCATGTTGATAATCAAGCGTTTTAGTTCGCCCTTCGCGACCCGCTGAAGCTTCTCCGCTATGATATGATGATGCCTACCTGCAATAAAATCGGGCCACATGGAACGTACAAAAGTTAAAAAATTATCCTGACAAGCCTCGTTCTTTTCAAGCTGCGCTAACCGCAGTCTGAGCTTCAAAAGTTTATCTTCATTGGTCTGATTTATCTGTACATTCATCGGGGGTCCCTGAGCGTTAAAATAGCACTTTTTTCAAAATAGTAAATACTTGTTCGTTTTTACGCATAAATATTTGTGAAAAACATGGCACTTGCACTCGTGCCACAGACACGCGGGCGGTGGTTTCTGGTGCGATTTTTTTGGTTTTTTGATCGTGAAAAATTGACCCGATATTATGAGGTCTCCTAAACATCCTTTAAAAAAAATACTCCGTCCGCGGTGCGCGGTTCTAAAATATTTTATCTCGGACGCGGTACAGGATTCGGAGTCGGAAATACCCCGCCCCGAATAAATAAGCGGGAATAATTATCGGCGGTTGCTGGTCAACTATCCGCGGTTCATGGTTCTAATACGTTTTAAAGGGGGCTAGGCGGGCGGTTCTTCGCTTGTTTTACTAAAATAAAGAAATAAAAAAAGGCGGTACTAAGACCGCCTTAATTTTGATTATGTAATAGGTTTTAATCTGGATAATTAACTCATTATATTATTTTTTGGATCAAGAGTTTTATATTGAAGATAGCTATCAATCATCTGTTTAGCGGTTTCATCTCCGTGATAATTTGGTTCGTCTTTTTCTATTAGGCCTTGTTCGTCTAAAGTTTTTACTAGACGTTTCATTCCTTCGTGTAGTCCTCGAACTCTCCAAAAAAGATATTCTCTATCTTCATGTAATGAGTTTGTATTAAACAAACTATTAATTGTAAAAGTGTAATCTGCCAATTGTACTAATTGATGGGAGATAGAGTCCTTTAATTTTTCTTTATCTGTTGTTTTTTCCATTTTTTTTTACTCCATGTTTAAATTAAAAAGGGCGGGATAAAATACCCCGCCCCTTATAGATATAGATTTTATCTTATATAGTCAAGTTATCCTGCTAATTCTAAAAAACTTTCAGAAGCGGTCACATTGTTAACCTCGCGCTCTCTTTGAATGAGTGTTGTTTCAACATTATCCCGATTAGCAGAATTTTTAACAGTAAAAGAACCTGTTGAATGACTAGCGTAATGAGTTAAAGCAGAATATAACGCCCATACTGTAGACCCTCTTTGCTCCGCCTCTTTTTCAAATTGCTCCATTAATTGAGCGGTTTTTCTGCTTTTTGCCTCGCCCGCAGTAAAACCTTTTTTTTCTGCTCTTTTAATTTCACTTTCTGAGGCGGGATAATTATCCTGTAAAACTTTAAAAGCCTGATCAAAGTTTATTTCTTTATTTGCCCACGCTCGCCAAGTTTGAACCTTTAACTCGTAGTATTCTACTTGTTTTTCAATAAATGGTTTTACCTGAGCGGGGTTAAAACTAGCGGTATGACCAAAAGCGGTAGCCATTAATTCCGCAGAAGTACAACCATTAGTGCAAAATAAATCTTCTGCGCCCGCTTGTAGTCTTATTGCAGTTTGACCACCAAAACTATTAATGATCATAACACGAAAATTTAATTGAGTTTTACTTCCTGTCAATTGTCGGATATCTCGGCCGAGGCCGTCAAAAGAATAGCCCCAACGACATATTGAACCATTATCGGCGGTTTTTTCGATAAGCTTAATATTTTGTAAAGCTTCTTTAGGAAGTGAATCCTCTAATCCCTCGCGCACCGCATTATCTAATTCTGAATTATCCGCAATAGCATAACGCTTTTTCATTACGCCGAGCGGGGTATTATTATCAGTTCTAATAATCGCTTGCCCCGTTTCCATTGGTACGGGTACATAATCCCCGCTAACATTACGTAAATAAATCGGGGTTTTTACGGCCGAAAAATTTACTTTTTCTAGTGGCGGAAATACTACGTCCTGAGTATTTTCAGCGGTTGCGATTGCGTTGTTAATTAAATTGTCTACTATTTTATTCATTTTTTACTCCATGTTAATTAATAAAATAAGGCGGGAAAAACTACCCCGCCCTACTAACATATATTATTTGTCTTATATTGCAAGTTTAATTATTTAATAATTTATAACCCCATTTAGTTTTATAAAACTTTTCATGTTTTAATATAATTTTATACGCTTCTTTTTCACTAGACGCGGATATATTATAAATTGTCTTACCAATATTTAATTGAATAAGATATTTATTAATCATTTTTATTTACTCCATGTTAATTTATAAAATAAGATTGCAAGCTTTTTTATTCTAGTATCCAACCGCTTATAGTTTTATAATCACATAGCGTTGCAAACTTTTTAATATATTCTTGATCGATTTCGTCCCCGTGTTTACAAGTAAAATAATTAAAACGGTGATCAATTATTAATTCATTATCGCGAAAAAAATTAAACATATCTTTCGTTAAGACATCAATTGCAGGATCTCTAATGCTAAATAAACAACTATCATCATATACGTTGTGATGTTCACAATTTACCCCGTCCGAGATAATAAATAATTTAGCGTCCGTATATCCCCCTCTTACATCCGCGCCCTGATGTATTTGAATGAGTACATATTTTTCTCCAAATTTACTGCATTCACTGATTAAATTAGTTCCCTGAACGACTTGACTAAAACAATTATCCCAATTGTATGTATTCCATGTTTCATTATCTTCTAATTTTAAAAAACCAAAAGAGTTCAAAAAGCTTTCTCCCTCTTTACTAACGCCCGTATAGTTTGGGCTATCCCAATTATTAACTTTCATAGCGTTAAAATCTTTACATATTTTGCATTCATCTAATACTTTAGATAATTTATGAAATACGGATACTGTCGGTTCTAAATATATATAATCTCCGTTAACATCAAAACTTAAAGTAGCTTCGGGTTCATCTTGAAAGTCTTTTATTGTTTTTATTTGGTTACGTTGCCAATTTCTATTACTAGCCCCGCCTGAATCCAAAAAATGAGTTCCTGTATTTTCGGTTAACATTTTATAAATAGTTTTTTTTACGTCCACTTTATCAAATAAATAATCAACTAATTCTTGATCGGTCATATTTTCTATTTGTTTTTCCATTATGTGATTCTCCATATATATAATTTATCCCATATATATAACATTAAAAAAGGCGGGTTGTAAATAGCCCGCCTTGATTGTTTTTAAAAATAATCACTTCTATTAAGAACAGACCATACTTCATTGTGTATCTCTTTAAGATCATGACCGCCCACATAGTGATCTAATACACTTTCTAATAATTCTGAATCATACTTGCATTCACAAAAAAGATTTATTCTGGCTTGTTTATTAGTTGCGTCACCTAACCAATAATCCATAACTTCTTCTGTTAAAAGTTTATTTAATTTTTCGTCTGTTAAATCTTCCATAATCTACCCCACCTCAGCAATTGGTAATTTATCATAATCTTTAAAATCCATATCAAGCCAAAAAGTTTCAAGCTTACCTACAGCACCACCAAATAAAA